GCCGGCCTCGGCCACGAGCTCGGCCTCGTGCTCCGCCATCGCCTCGGAGAGCAGAACGTCAACGGCCATGAGCGCCTGCTCGCGCTCGGCCTCGGTGTCCCAATCGGCTTTCTCGACGTGCTCGCGGATCGCCCGGAGCTCGGTCACGCCGTACGAGATGACGAGCTCGCCCGTGTAGAACTCGGGCAGGTCTTCGAGCCGGTATCCGGGGTGCTCGCGCATCCGGAAGTACCACAGCAACACCCGCCGCGCCTTGATCGAACCGCTCATCACGGCGACCGAGAACTGTTCCCACGTCTGCCCGAACCGCCGCTCGATCATCTCGGCGTGCGACCCGAGCACGCGGTTCGGGTCGAACTCCCATTTGCCCCCGTCGCCGCTCTCTGCCGGGTTTTCCGGCTTGTACTCCACCCACATACCACTCAGCCCCTCTGTGTCCGTAGCTTGATCCTACGGGCCATTTCCTCCATGGCCGCGAGGCACTTGGCGCGCGCCTCAGGCCGCTGATCTTTCATCACGTCGTCGAACCAATCGGGGGTGCCGATCTGCGTCACCCACACCTCGCGGTTGCCGTAGACCGGCCGCCGCCACCCGCCCCGCGCGTTGGTCCGCTTCGGCGCATGCTCGAACCCGCGCGGCATCCCCTTACGCTTCGCCCTGATCCGGATGCCCGTCGCCCGGCCGGCGAACCGCACCTCGCCGACGATGCGCCGGGCGATGGCCGATCGCAGCGGCTCGCCGTCGTGTTCGAGACCCGCGCTCGGCATGCCCGTCGCCGCCGCCCGCGCGTCACTGACGATCGGCGCGATGATCGTCTTTAGTTCCTTCGCGAGGTCGCGCCGCAGAGCCTTGCCGTCCGACTCGGCGCGCATCGCCTTGCCGAGCGCGGCGAGACCGTTGGCCCCGTGCGAGTCGACCTTGACCGACATGCTCGCGGAATCGGCCACGCCGCGCCCTCGCTACGCCTCTGCGCGCGTGATGGCGCCCGAGGTCGGCCACGTCACGGACTGCTCGGCGACGTCGCCGACCGAGCCCATGATGGGCTGAACGCTCTTGACGAGCACGTTGCCGGAATACTTCGGGTTGTTCGGCCCGACCGAGCTCTGTGTCGCCCGTGCCTCGTACGCGATCGGAACGCCGGCGATGAACACGGTCCAGAGGTCATCGTCGAGCGCCGAGTCGGTGTAATCGTTCTTGAACGTGCAGGCGATGTTGCCGCTCTTCAGGCCGCCCGTTACTTCCTTCCACCCGAGCGAGGTGAAGACGGTAACGTCTTTCTCCTCGATCTCGGCAGTCACTTCGATCTTGCTCATGTAGCTGTGGACGGCACCCGGACCGGTGAGGTTCAGGTACGCCGCAGTGAGAACCATCGCGGTCACGGACCGACTCCAATCGTTACGACGAAGAGGAATGAGGGGTTCGTACCGCTGATCGTCCAGTCGGCACGGAAGTACGTGTCAGTGATCGGGCCGGCGATCCGCATGAACTGATTCGTGAGCCCGGTCGCCGCGGTGAAGGTTCCGACCGTGGTGGCGCTCGGGAAGCCCACGGTGTCGGACTGCACCCGTACCGTCAGGGTGGGCGAGCCGGTGCCCGAGACGGACAGCACGTGCAGCGCCGCATAGAGCGCCTGATCCGAGGTGACCGCCGAGCCGAGTACCGCCGTGCCCGAGCCGGTGGCCGTGCGCGCCGTCGTGTAGTTGTGCAGCGACCACCCGCGCACCATGGCGCCCGAGCCGTCGACGTCGACGGTCCAGGGCGCGACCTCGCCGAGCTCACCGAGGAACGTGTATTTCGACTGATTGGCCGCGCCCACGTACACCCGGTCGCCGGGCGCGACCGTGGCCGGCGCGATCGACCACGCCTCGGCCACGCCGAGCGCCGCCCACCGCGACGCGTCAACCGCGCTGAGATCGCTCGCGTTCCACTGGCCGCCGCCTACGATCTTGAATCCCTTCAGCGATCCGGTGCATTCCTTCCACCCGTCGCTGAGGAAGTTCGTAGTGTCTTTCTCGTCGAGCTCGCCCGAGAGCTCGATCCGGTTCTGTTGGCCGGACAGGTGCGCCGCGCCCGCGAAGATCCGGCAGTCTTTCAGGATCACTGCGCGCCCCCTTATCCGATCACGAAGATGCGTAGGCGAGCGCCGAAGAACACCGCTTGCCCGAAGGTGTATAGCCGGTACCCGTCAACGCTCTCGACGTTCAGATCATCGCACAGTTGACCGAGCGTGGTGTCGGCCTCGATGGCGTCAATGATGCTCTTCTGTGAGCCCTCGGACAGGTACTCGTCGAGCAGGTCTTGCCCGGCCTGAGCGTCGCTCTCGGCCGCCGTGATCACGGTGCCCTGGACGATGTACGAGCGGGTGTCGCCGAAGGTACGGTGACCGCTCGCGGTGCGGTCGAACGTCACCTCGCCGGGGTACCACATCGGCGGGGCGGCACGGTGCGGGGTGTACGTCAGGCAGTTGAGCCCCACGATCCCGGCATTCTTCGGCGCGTTGCCGATCGCGCGCCTGAGCTCTCCGACGTTGATCACGCGAACTCCGGAAGGATGAGGTTCTTGATCAATTCGCGTACGTCGGGGTCGAGCCGCGAGACGCGCATGATTCCCCACTCGGCCGAACCGGCGACGCCCTCGGGCGAGCTCTTGCGGCCCCAGAACCGCGAGGCTTGCATGAGCGTCGCCTGAGCCACCTCGTCGGGCACCACGGGCCACCCGAACCGGTTCGTGAGCCGCATCAGCGGACCGGGAAGCCCGAGGGTCGAGAACACCAGCGCCTCGACCGCGCGGTTCGTCTCGGCCGCGTTCAGGGGCTCGGGCAGGTACGGGACCGAGTACGTCGACCACGAGCCCTCGACCGTGCCCGTCTCGATCACGAGATCGTCGACGCCGATCATGTCGTCGACATAGAGCGTGGTGGTGCCGGCCCGTTTGTCGACGAACACCCGGCCGCGCGAGCGGATGTCGTACCGGCGCGAGGTGGCGACGAGATCCGGCCAGAACCTCCGGTGCGTCGTGTTGTCGATCGAGCGCGCCGCCGCGGACAGCGCCCGCAAGAGCGATTCATCGCGGCCGGGGGCGACCTCGGCGGTCTCGCCCACGGCGTAACGGAGCTCCGCGAGCGAGATGTAATTCGACGGCGCTTCGCCGGGCGCGACCGCCGTAACCTGCCCGACCTCGACGTCGACGACAGCGCCGGTCGCTTCCCAAACCCAGGTCCAGAGGCCGGCGGTGCCGAGCGCAAAGTCGGCCGAATACTCGCCCACCCCGTCGTGCGACACGCTCGGCGTGGTGTCGTTGCCGTCCGGATCCGTCACCGTGAGCACGACGGTCGCGTCGGTGGGTTCGCCGTCGAGGAACGCCGTATAGGTCTCGTGCTGTGTGTCGCCCACCTCACGGATCACTCGCCCACCCCCTCGAATTACGGGATTGCCGTTACCGGTAATCCGTTAATCCTCGAGGAATGTTCGAAATCTCGAACATTCCTCGAGGCCCCATGGCAGGTGCTAGCGATCAGGATAGACCGCACCCTGCCCTAACGCGCTCGACGTCGGCCGCGAGTCCGGCCTCGCTCCCGAGCCATGTGGTGTACGCCGTACGGTCGGTGCGGTTCTGGACGTCGGAGTTCACCCGCTCGTACTGAGGGTCGGGCTCGGCCTTGCCCGCGAGCGGGTGACAGTGCTCGATCACCACGTCGCCGAGGTAGCGGATGCAGCGCAGGGCACGGCCGAGCGCGAGCACCGAGTTATCACAGAACAGATGCTCGACCGGGGCCGGCACCATGCGGTCGAGCGAGCGCACGATGTCGGCGGTCATGGCCCACTGCGTCGGCAGGTGGTCACGCTGCAAGAGATCGTCGCCGTACACGATGCCCGTGCCCATCGAGCGGAGCGCCCGCAGGAACCGTTGCGCCCACTCGTTCGTGCGGGGCACGTGGTCATCCCCCATGAACCCGATCGCCTCGTGGTCGCCGGCCGCCGCGACCGCCGAGGCCACCTCGTCGAGTTTGCGCACCATCGGGCGCCACCCTTCGAGCGTGACCGCCATCGCCCAGTCCGGCAGGCCCGAGCCGAACTGGACCACGTACTCGGCGAGGGTGGGATCGTCGCTGTCGACCGCCCAGATCAGATCGGCGACCTCGCCGGCGCCCGTGTTCCGCCACGCCTCGACGGTCCGTTGCACCGCCCACGGCCGGGCGCGCGTGGGCACGATGATCGCGAGTCGGCTCATAGCTTGCGCCACCACCCGCACGGGTGGTGCGTGAGCGGGCTCATCGCCTCGACCACGCGGTCGCGCTCCCAGTCGGCCCACCCCGCGACCGTCGCCTCGATGGCGCGGAACGGCCCGCCGAGCTCGGGGATCTGGTGGCCGCCGTTACGCGCGTCGCGCGGGTTTTCGGCGAGATCAAAGATCCCGTCTTCCACCACGAGGTAACACCCCGGCGTGACGAGCGGCGCGTACCGCCTGATCTCGGCCTCGACGTGCGGCGCGTGGTGGTCCGAGTCGAGCGACACCATGACGCGCATTCCCTTGACCATCTCGGCCACGCGCTCCGCGACGCGCGGGTCGGCGCTCCCGTTCAGGTCGACTATGCGCGTGATCGGCTCGTCGCCGCGCTCGGTACGCCGGATCGCGTCGTACCCGGCCGGCGTCGAGTCCTTGATATCGATCGTGATGACGTTCACGCCGAGCCCGGCGAACCACAGCGCCGATCCGCCATACCGGGTGCCCGTCTCGACGATCACGTCGGGGCGGGTCTGGTCGATCACCTCGTGATAGCGGTCGAGGTCTTCGGCGAGTTTCCACGTGGTGACGCCCTCGGTCACGCACTGGTAACGCCCGTCCCGCAGGGTGCGCAGGCTCTCGGCGATGTCGATGGCCGGATCAGCCGTCAACAGCATCGGGCACCCCCTCGGCCTCGGCCGCCGCCTCGGCTTTCGCGATCGTGCTCAGCCGCGACACCAGTAGCGCGCCCTGGTAGTTCTGCTCTCCGAGCCACATCGACTGGACGTGCGTGGTCTTGATCCCGGTGTGTACGTGGATCGGGAACCCGGCCCGAGCCGCCCGCGCGCAGAACGAGAAATCTTCGCCGAGCACGCCCTGAGTGGGATCGAGCATGACCCGCGAGAACCACGTGTCGCCCTCGGCGCGGAGCTTTTCGAGCACGCTCCGGTGGATCAGCAGGGCGTGCGCGCCCGTCGCACCACACCGCACGATCGTGTTCTCGGGGTACTCCCACCGATGGAAGAAACCCGGCTTGCCGTCCGGCCCGCCCCAGTCATAGATGGTCGGCGCGGGCGCCCACACGAACCCGCTCATCTCGTCAGACTCGCGCTTTTCGACGCAGAACGCGAGCGCGCCGAGGACCGGCCGGGCGACCGGGTGCGCCGCCGCGACCAGACGCTCGGCGAGGTCGGGAGCGAACCCGGCGTCAGCGTCGACGCAGAGCAGCCAGTCGGCCTCGGTCTCGTCGAGCATGACCGCCGCGAGTTTGTTGCGGATGTCCGGCAGGTTCATCGGGCTCGCCGGGAACAGCAGCGGCCCGCCGCCGCGGGCGACCATGCCGGTGTTCATCGCGTCGTGGGCGAACATCTTCAGCAGCGACGAGCAGAACGTCGCGGCTACCTCGATGCGGTGCGGCGTGACCACGAGCACGCTCTCGGCCCGCCACCCGTCTCGCTCAGGGGGTGCGGGTATCAGCGCGGCCACGGGCTACCGCCGGCCGGGGGTGCGGCGCTCGCCGGGCGCGCGCGTGGCGCGCTCGACCTTCTCGGTCGTGCCGCGCACGTTCACGGGCTCGGCCTGGAAGAGGTCGCGGTTCGCCGCGACGAACGGGTCGGTCGCGGCCCACGCCTCGCCCTTGGTGAAGTGCAGCGGCGTTCCGTTGTGCAGCCGTGCGCCCGACTCGGTGGCGTACACGTACGCGCCGCCGTGCGGTGCCTGATCGGTGTCGCTCATGTTCCAACCCTCCATCTAGGTCGCCGTGGGGGTGGGCGGATGGAACGCCCACCCCCACGACTTGACCGCGCCCTCTGAGCTCGGCCTGCCTAATCGGTGCAGCGGATCACGTCTGAGACAGAACCCGCATGCCGTTCGTGTTCACGATGTCCGAGCCGACACGGCCCCAGACGTACAGGGCGCGCTGACCGGTCGGGGTTCCCGTGGTGGTGTCGATCACGTGCTGAATGGTCTCGACCGTCATGCCGACCCGCTGCGCGATCAGGAACGACTTGAAGTCGCCGAGCACGAGCGGCGAAGAGTCCGAGGTCGTCGCCACGACACCATCCATGTAGTCGTTCTCATGGAACGGGCGCGCGAACAGCGACGGGATCCCGCCGGCCGTGAGGTTGGCCACGAAATTCGGGTCGGTGGTGCCGGCCTGCCGGATGATGTTCTCGATGGCGGTGTTCGCCATCCACCGGGAATTGCGCCGGTACTTGATCGGCAGAGCCGCCCACATGTTGTAGACGTCGGCCGCCGTCGCCGAGCCCGAGTCGGCCGATGCGACCTGAGAGCCGACCGTCGCTTCGAGCCGCGTGATGATGCCGTACGGCTGTGCCGTGGTGCCGAGGCCGTTGGTGAACTTGCTCACCAACTCCTCCTGCCACACGAGGTCGATGCCCGCGAGCATCGCCGAAGCGAACGACGGATAGTCGCCACCGATCTCGATCGAGAACGGCGCGTACACCGTGAGCTTCTTCGTGGTGACGGTCGGCTGAGCGAGCGTCGGGTTCCCCTCGGTGGTGGCCGTACCCTCCGAGGTCCAGTAGGCCGTGAAGCCCGCCGACGTGACGCCCTTCCACTCGTCGTTGGTGATCTGCTGAACGTCCGAGATCGACAGGAAGTCGTTCGGGTGACCCTGCGCCGTCCAGATGATCGTGGGGTCGATCAGCACCGGCACGCCGTAGCCGCCGGCCGCGTCGGACAGCGACATGGCCGCGCGTAGCTGAGCGAACTCATCCATCGCGCGCGCCTCTTCGGGCGTGAAGTACAGGGCGCCCGAACAACGCTTCTGGAACGCCGACCGGTACGCCGGGCTCTCCGAGAGCAACAGCATCCGGGCGAACCCGTCGCCGTCGAAATCGGCCGTGCGGGTGCGCACCATCCGCTGAAGCTTCGCGCGGATGTCGCCCGTACCGAACTGACCGGGGTTGTCCACCGCGAGGTCTTCGAGGTGGCGCACGTTCTCGCGCCCGTCGTCGAGCAGACGCAGAGCGCGCGACTGAAGGTCGCCCCGCTCCATCGCCAGCGACGAGCGGAAGGTGACGCCCTCGGTCGGGTCGGCACGCCGGTCGCCCATGACGTTCGCGCCGAACCGCGAGCGCGAGTCGGCCACGCGGGCGGCCCGCGCCTCGGCCTCGACGCCCTCGGCGACGCGCGCCGTGAGCTCGGTCTCTTCGGTGTCGAGAGCATCCCATCGCGCGGTCTGCTCGTCGTTGAGCGCGCCCTCGCCGGCCTCGGCGTGCAGCGCGCGGCGCTCTTCGAGGATCGCCGCAAGGCGAGCCCTCATCTCCGCAAGATTCATCTCTAGCCTCTCAATCCGGGGTACAGGATTTCCCGCCTCTGGGCGGGTGAAAGACCAGACGAGCGGCCGGGTGCCGAGTCGTCGATCGGCGTGCCGGCGACGAGTACGAGCTCGGGCTGAGCGCCCACGGGGGCGAGTCGGCCTGAGGCCCGTAGCGAAGTGACACGCTCTCGCATCCGCTCGACCCGCTCGGGGTCGCGCTGTGCAAGACGCTCATAGTATGCATCGGTGCCCGAGTAGCAGCGCATCCCCGCGCTCGCCACGGGGTTCGCCGGCCACGTGACCGGCCCCGCTTCGAGCGTGTGCGTCTCGGTGATGGTCCGCTCGGGCAGGCCCTTCGGGTTGGTGTCCGACGCCTCGGGTTCGTTGTCCCACTTCTCTTTGGTCACGCGGAACATGAACGACGAGCCGTACGAACCGCGCGACAGGCCGGGCAACAGGTCGCGGTTGTACGAGGTGTCCCACAGGTTCACGGTCGAGACCGGCGAGTCGGCCTCTTCGCGTAGGTCCGTGATGTCCCCGAGCAGTTTGTCGCCCACGTGGAAATCCATGCCGTGGTTGAAAAGGGTTTTCATGTTGTGCGACGAGTTCGGGTCGTTGTGCTGGCCGATCGTCCGCTTGAACGCACCGGGAACGGTGCGCTCCATGAAATTGCCCTCCCACCACGAGTTCACCTCGTACCACGAATTGAACGGCGAGAACCGCACATCCATCACGCCGAGCACGTCGCGCGGGAGCTCGGCCGGCGCGTCGGCCTCGGTGTCACTCCCGGCCGCACGCAGCGATACGGGAATCAGCGTCAGCCGTACGATGTCGAGCTCGGCCAGTGTCTCGGTGTCCACGGTCCCTCACTTCCCTTTCGTCGCTGGTGCGGGCTCGGGCGGGGGCGGTGTGTCCTCGGCCGGGGGTGGTGCCTGTTGATCCATCTGCTGAACGACGAGCGGTTCGTCGCCCCACTCGACCGGTTCGAGCTCTTCGAGCTCGCGCACCTCGTTCACGGTCTCGATCGCGTTGCGTAGCGCGATCTCGTGAACCTGGAAACGCTGCAAGGTGGTCGACTCAAGTAGCGCCTTGCGGTTCAGCCGCGCGAACTGAGGGCGCGGAAGCATCTCGGTCAGCAGCCGCTCGACCCGCCGTAGCCACTTGTGCAGGGTGTAGACGAGCAGATGGATCGAGCGCGACTCGACGTTCGCGTACGTCATCGACGAACCCGACGAGTAACCCAGGATCTCGGCCACGCCCGGCCCGAAGATGCGGGCGCACTCGGCCGCGCTCCATTGGTTCGTTTCGAGGAACTGTCCTTCCTCGGGGGCGATCGAGAGGCCCTGGTACTTCCACCCCTTGCCCATCACCAGCGGCTCGCGGGTGCCCCGCAACGCGGCGAGGAACTTCTCTTTCGCGCGCTTGATCTGGCCGCCGTCGAGCTCGACCTCTTCGTTCGTCAGCATCGCCGAGGGCTGAGCGCCATCGGTGAAGAACTGTAGGCCGAACCGGTTGCTCGCGATGTTCAGGCCGATCTGCACCGCGTTCGCCGAGATCGGCGAGAGGCCGAGCACGGCGCCGGGCATCGGGTTCACGCGGCGGTGCAGGAACGTCGAGGCCGGGTTCTCGACCGGCCGCCCGTCGACCGACCAGTGAACCACCCCGTCGCCGTCGAGCCACCCGAACACGGCGTCGGGGTTCAGCGGTAGAACCTGTGTCGGGAACTGAGAGGGCGAGCGCGCGAGCACGTCGCCGTACAGATTGCCGCGCAAGAGCCACGAGATCATGACCTGATAGATCCAGTCGGGCAGGCCGTGCCCGTCGCCGGCCGGATCGAGCAGGTACCCCGGCGTGGTGATCTGCCGCTTGGTCGACCCCGAACCGCTGAACACCTGCACCGGAAGTTCGGACGCCAGCGACGAGAGCAGGTCGACCGCCGAGCGCACCGCGACCGCCTGCACACTCGACCCCATCGAGGTCGGCACCGGGGTCGAGTAGTCGCTCGTCTGCACCATCTCGGCGGGCGGCCACGAGAGCACGGCCCTCGCCGGCGCCTGAGGGCGCCCGCCCCACCTGAAGATGCTCACTCGATGCCCCGATCTATGGCGAGCAGGAACAGGCCCGCGACGATCACGCCGGCCGGCGCGTAGATCATGCCCACCCCGACCGCGACCACCGCCGCGCCGAGGGCACCGGGCGCGGCGCGCACGAGCCGCCCGACCGTCGCCGCGTGCCGCTCGGCCGAGCGGGTGAACGAGGTTCGCCACCGCGCCACGGTCGGCATACGCGGGGCAGAGTGAGCAGCCACCGGCACCCCCTACCCTCGTTCAGCCGATGTTGGCAAGAGGATCATACGACTCTGAGACCTGATCCGCGCGTGCGTGATAGGTCCGTCTGGCGAGCGTAACAGCACACCACGGGGCGATATTCGAGGTCGAGTTCCGCCGCGCCCACGCGAACCCGCCGTCGCCGCCGAGGGGTCGGCTCTGCGTTCCCTCGATCGCGACGGTCAGCGGTGCCTGATCGATGTGGCGCACCCGCTCGTTTCTGACGTCATCCACGATGTCCCCGCACGCGAGCGCCACCTCGGCCGTGGTCGGAACGTAGAGCTCGCCGCGCTTCGGCTTGGCGGGGTCCGCCGGGCGGCAGATGCCACGCGCTTCGAGCGCTTCGAGCAGCGCCGCGCCCGGTCCCTTGACGTCGAGCCCGAACGCGACCGGATCCCAGAGCTCGCGCAGACGCAGGAACGCGCCCACCACCCACTCCCACCCCGGCCGAAGGTCGATCACCTCGATGTGGCCGAGCCCATCCGGCCGGATCGAGTACACCCCGATCGCGGCGTGGTCGCGCCGCGGGGTGAGGTCGGCCGCGAACGCCACCGCCGGCCCGCGGCGCGAACGCACGTCGACGCACCCCGGCCACTCGGCCGTGGGCACGTTCGGGTCGAGCGGCGGTCGCTCCTGCCGGGTGATGTTCAAGAACGCGCGGTCGAACTCGTCGGGGGTCTTGCGGTGCGCTTCGAGCTCGCCCCGGATCTTCGCGACCGTGGTGGTGTGACGCCACACCCGGTCGGGGTCACAGCGGCAGGGCGGATCCGGGCACACGGCCGGCATGTTCGCGAGCCACGTCCGCTCGTCATCGCGGGGCGCGATCAGTTGACCCTGCGCGTTGGTCGGCGCCGACCACTCGGTGTATAGCGTGCTCGGCCAGTCGATACCGAGCGTGCGCCACCCGTTGCGCTCGAACTCCCGCCAGAACTCCTCGACGATCTCGCGCCCGGCCTCGCGCTTTTCGTTGAGCGGGATCGAGGTCTCGGTACCGCCCGCGCTCGCCCACCACAGTTGACTCATGCCGCGCGTGATCATGGCCGGCGACATCGCCTGCTCTTGACGGTTGTCCTTCTGACTGAAGAGCTCGTCGATGAACCCGAGGTCGAGCGGCGGCCCGTGGCCGCTCGACTCGCTCGACGTGGCGAGGTTGGACACCGAGCCGTTGGCCCAGTCGGCACCCATCGAGCCCTTGCCCTTGCGCGCCCTCATCGACTCCTCGAACGGGCTCGCCTCGATCAGAGGCAGGTACTCCTGTTTCCACCTCTCCTCGGCCGCCTGCCCGTGCTGAGCGGAATAGATCGTGCGCTGCCTCGGCCACGCGAGCGCCCGGTGTGTGATCACGGCGAACGCGAGCGCCGTCTTACCCATCTGCCGCATGACCGACAGGCCCACCCGCCCGTAGTGCAGCGTGCCCGTGGCCGGGTTCACCTCGCCGGCGACGTCGAGCTCATAGCGCTGCCACGGCATCGGCGGTTGCCCGAGCGCGGCCATGACCTTCGCCACCGCCGGCCCGAGCGTCGGGAAGTCGAGCCGTCGCGGCATGCCCCACCGCGGCGGGCACGTCAGGCCGTAGATCGCATATAGCTGATCACGCAGAAATGACGGGCACTCCCAGGTCTGCGAAGTCTGCACCACCACCCCCCGACTTGCCCTTTTTGCCGGAATCACTCGAGGGGGCGACGCGCGCGTTCAGCGTGTCCATGACCATCCGGAGCTCGCGCGACAGCGCCGACAGTTTGGTCGGGTCGGGGCACTCATCCATGGCCGCCGCCAAGACGCGCGCCTGCTCGGCGAGGCCGCGGTTAAGGCCGATCACCCCGTCGAGCGCGGCGAGGTCGGTGGACACGAGCGTTTCCATCTGCCCCCGCCGGCCCTGGCACCGTTCGCAGTAATGGCGGGTCACGGTCACGACCACCTCGGGCGCGTCTTCGCCGGGCTCGACGAGTAGCACCATGATCGGAACCCCGAGCGCCGCCGCGAGCGGGGCGAGGTCTTCCACGGTGACCGCCGCGCGCCCGGCCTCGATCCGGCGCACCGCCTCGCGCTCCCAACCCATCGCCTCGGCGAGGTCGGCGCGCGTCCAACCCCGAGCCGTCCGCGCCGCCATCACTCTCCGTGCGACCGTTCCACTGTCCACTGTGGTCACTCTCTGTGATCATGCTTACGGGGCGTGGTCCATTGTGCCTCTGACGTGGCACTTTGAGCCACCCGAGGGGGGATTTAGGAAG